GCGCTCGGCTTCGACACAAGCGCCGAGACGCAGATCGCGCGACGCAAGCTAATCAAGCTGCGTGAACTGCGTATTGCTGCACGCAAGCGCTGATGGGTTTCCACGACACGTGCTGCTTTGACAACCGTCGGCAGTGCATCTTTTGCGGCAAGCGAATCACGAGAGAAGACGAGATCACACTGCGCAACACTAGGCCCCATAAACGAAAAGCCGCACAGCTTTCGCTGCCGGCCTCCCGCCCACCTATTGGTGTTGTTGGGGTAACGGAAGATACGGCCCCGAAGGGGCCCCCCGCAAGGACAAAATGCTGACCTTCGCTTTAATCAGTCTCGGAATCACGTACGGCATCACAACGTCAGCGCTTCTCGCAAGTTTGCGCGTGGCCGTAGTCGACTTAACAGGTCACTCGCTTTGGGTTGCCACCCTGATCTACTGCCCCGCGTGTACGAATTTCTGGGTCGGGGCAGCGCTTGGCGCCGGCGGGCTTTGGCCTGAACCAGTGTCGGGTTTCGACGCAATTTGGCGAGCAGCCTTCGCAGCTGCTGCACTCGGTGCGCTTTGGTCTGAGTACGGACCACGTACGCTTTTCGATATTGAACAACCCCAATTCACAACGACGGAGCCCACCCCATGACGAATCCTGTTGTCACCAAAGCCCTTCCCGACGTCCCGCTCGAGCAAGTCAAGGCTGCGATCGAGCAGTACCCTGACGTGCGCCTGGTGATCAAACGCCAGACCGCGAAAGGCACCTGGGCGAGCCTGCCAAGCTGTACGATGGCGACGGCCGAGCTCGCGAGCATTGACGAGTGGCTGCGTGAGCATCACGGGGGCGGTCGATACCGCGTCAGCCCGCGCAACCCGCAGAACGAGCTCGAGGAGGTGACCGCAGCGTTCTACTGCGAGATCTCTGGTGCACCTCGCCAAGAGCCGCAGCGCATGCGAGCGCCGTCACCTTTCGGACAGCCGCAAGCTCCGGTGCGACCGCAGGGGCAAGGTGGCATTCCACCGTGGTCGGCCATGCCGTACGTGCGTGACTCGCACGATGATCGCGGCAACGACATCGACCCGTCGATGTTCATGACGCAAACGCCCGACGCAATCGCCATGGAGCAAGTCCGTTCCATGCGCGAGGAGCTCAAGGAGATGAAGGCAGACGCGATGCAGCTGCAGAAAGAGCACGAGCGCAAGCTCGAGGCCGAGCGTGTTGCGCGTAGCGTTGCCGAGAAAGAAGCCACGAAGCTTCAGCAGGCGCATGAGAAAGAGCTGATGGAGATGCGCATGAAGCTCCTGGGCGCGCAGCAAGCTCCAAAGGGTCCGCAGATTGACTGGCAGATTCTTCTCGCTGCTCTGGCGCCGGTTGCAATTGCGCTCATCTCAAGCAGCAAGGATCGGCAAGCGCTGCAGCTGAATGCTGCCTCGGAGGCCGCAAAGCTCCAGACCGAGGGTATGAAGACGATGATCTCTACCCTCGACAAGGGCAACAAGCCCGACAACTCCATGAAGGACATCCTCGCTTTGGCAATGCCCCTGATCGTCAAGATGATGGACGAAAAATCGCCGTCAGCTGTCACCAAGCTTGTCGGTGCCATGGCCGACAACCAGCTGCAGACAATCAGCATGGTCGCGCAGCTCATGCAACAGATGGCGCCGGACGACAGCAACCCCTGGATGGATGTTGCCCGCAAGGCAATCGAGGGCGTGCAGTCCGTCGCAGAGCAGATGGTCGAAGTGCAGGCAATCAAGACCGGCAACACGCCGCGCGCTCGTGCGCAGCAGCCGAACGCGCAACCTGTGGCAGCACCGCAGCAACAGTTGTCCGCGAACAGCCCGCCGGTCGAGTTCGCCGACGCGCTGTTCAACGCGCCCAACTTGCCGCCTGAGTTCAAGACGCAGGAGTGGTACGAGCTGTTCGCAATGCTCCATGACTTGAAGCAGGACCCGCGCGAGACTGCGATCGCTGTCTCCAAGCACTTGGAGAACCTCGCTGACGCCAACAAGTTGCCTGCGATGTTCAACGGCGTGCTCGATGACAACGGCCGGCAGCCCAGCTCGTACCTGCGTCCGTTCCTCGAGCAGCTGCCGTTGGCGCAGCTGTCCGCGCAGCGGCTCGACGCGATTGCCAAGGCGTTTGATGACGTTCTCACGGCCGAGGACGACGGCCAGGCTGCAGAGCCTGCAGAAGACCAAGGCGTTTTCGGGCAGGCTTTCGCACCTGGAATGCAAACCGCGCAAGCGTGACGCTTTTCGTGTGAATGGTTCTTGACCGGCGTGGCACAGCGGTGCTAGCACAGTGACCTGCGCACGGGTGAGCAATCACCCGGACGCCTGAACCACTGTGTACAAATTGCTTGTTACAGGCCCTGGATGGCTCCGCATCCTCTGGCGACACGACGCGGAGATTAACGCCAGCCTGCGTACGGCGATGGAGGCGTTGGCCGCGATACCTGGGATCTCGTTGTACGAGCCCGGTGCGCTCGAGCTGCCGTGCACAACGTGGATGCTGCCCGAGGTGCAAGAGGTTGCAGCTCGGTGTCGCGTCCATCTGCCGGCGTTGGTTCGCAACGACGTCGTGCTGCCGGACGCGCCCATGTTTGAGCACCAGGTCACCGGCGCGCAGTGGCTCACCACGCGTCTGGGTGGCGGTCTGCTCGCGGATGCCATGGGCCTCGGCAAGACTCGGCAGGCCGCGATTGCAGCCGAGGCATTGCGCACAGACCGTGGGCCGAACGGTACTGTCATCATTCTCGGGCCGATGTTTGCGCGTGACGTCTGGCTGCGGGAGCTGCTTGCCGCCGGTGTGATCTCAGACCCCGCGGAGTTCTGTGCGTTGGCATCGCGTGACTTGCACCACAGTTCGTTCCACCTGGGCGCGAAGTACTACTACTGCCACTACGACATCGCGGATGCGTGGTGGGGCCGGTTGCACTCGACGTTGCGCCCACGTGTCGCGATTGCCGACGAGGCGCATTGGGTTCGCAACGGTCGAGCCAAGCGCAGCAAGGCTACGATGATGGTGCTGGGCACAACGAGCACCAGGTTCGTGCTGACCGGAACACCGATTGAGAACCGGCCGTCAGACCTGTGGCACCTGTTGACGCTTGCGAGCGGGACGCGCACCTGGGGCGTCCCAAAAGCTTTTCGGGTGCGGTATTGCGGCGCGGTGCAAACGGAGTTCGGCCTCAAGGACGGCGAGCCCACCAACGTGGCCGAGCTGCGCGCACGCATGGTGCCGTGGTACCTGCGCCGGACGGTGGAATCCGCGGGGCTGTCGCTGCCTGCGATGACGCGCAGCGTGCAGTTGTGCGCTATCGACAAAATTGCAACTGCCAGAACACGCGAGTTGCTCACGCCTGACAACATCGCTTTGCTGGCGGCCGCGATTGCGTCGGGCATGGTGCAGAGTGTGCTGCCGCTGATTACGCAGCTGTGGAAGCTATCCAGCGCTGCGAAGCTTCTGACGACTGCGCAGGTTATCAACAACGCGCTCGAGCAGGGCGAGAGCGTGGTTGTGTTCGTGTGGCAGAAGGAGACGGCACGCCAGCTCGCAAGCCTTGTGGAATCCAGCTTTCTGGTGACGGGTGATGACGCGCAACCGACGCGGGATGCAGTTGTTGCGTCGTTTCAAACGGATGGCTTTACGCCCATGGCTTTGATCGCAACCTATGGCGCACTCCGTGAGGGCGTCACGCTGCATCGATCTCGGACGGTGATCTTGCATGACCTGCACTGGGCCATGACCACGATCCTACAGGCCGAGGCGCGCATCCATCGCATTGGCCAGCGGCGAGCATGCCAAGCGATCTGGATGATTGCACCAGGCACGATCGACGGTTTTATGGCGCCGCTGTTGAGCGCCAAAGCGGAGACGGTATCTACGCTGCTCGACCAGCACGAAGGTACAAAAGCGATTGCAGATCTCGGCCTGCTGCAAGAAGCCGGTGCGTGGACAACCTCCGCGCAGGTCGAACACGCGATTGATCAGTGGAGTTCTTATGACTATTGACTTCATGTCGAAGCGTCGACTGTCCAAGAAGGCGTCGCTCACTGCGGACGCTATTGAGGCCATGATGGCCGGTGACGGTTCGGCTACCGCTGCCGCGGAACGTGCGTGTGTCGCGGAGTTGAAGAAGTTCGGGCTGTCCGAGACTCTCGCGGAATCCGTGATCAAGATCTACGGCACGCGTTGGCGGGAGGCGCTGCTGGACGAGACGTTCGGCCCGTACGTGCTGATATTCACGTTCAAGGGGAAGTGGCCGGCTGTGGATGCGTTCGCACGCAAAGCGTTCAGCATCGCCAACGACGCTGACTTGCGCGTGTCATCCGCATTGCACGAAGTGCTGAACGCAGCCCTGCTCGAGGGGCACTGTTACGTCCCGCTGCACTCTGCGGTGATGGCTACTGCGGGACTGCTGAAGTTGTCGGGTTCTGTCACGGCGCTGCTCGTAGACGCGGTGCTGGCAGACCAGAAGTATCCATTTGAGCTTGACGGAAGCAGCATCAAACGCGTGCTGCTGCGGTCAATCGCGGACAACGAACGGCTCATCGCGGATGCAATCCGGCTGCGCAAGTTGCAGACCAAGGCTGTTGAGCTCTGGCGGCCTTGTGGCGGTGTTGACGAACTGTCGCCGGAACAGCTTGCGGCTGTGACGTTGATTCAAAGCGCGGGCATCGGTGTTGTTACGGGTGGCCCCGGCACCGGCAAGACGACGTCGCTGCAAGAGGCGTGTCTTGCGCTCGACCCGCGCGAGAAGTTGGCTCTCTGCGCGCCCACTGGGAAAGCTGCTCGGCGCATGACGGATGCCACGGGCCAGATCGCAACGACGATTCACCGACTGCTCAAGTACGACCCACGGCGCGGGTTTCTCTACAATGCGACAAACCCACTTGATCTCGACGTGGTGATCGTGGACGAGAGTTCGATGCTCGACATACCGCTGGCTGCGGCGTTGTTTGACGCGCTGCGGTCGCACACGCGTGTGATCTTCGTGGGTGACGTCGAGCAGCTCCCGCCGGTCGGGCCTGGGGCGTTCTTCCGCGATTTGATTGCGAGCGAGACGGTTCCGGTCGTGCGTTTGGTTCGGGTGCATCGCCATGCGGCCGGGTCCTGGGTCGCGGTCAACGCGCCCAAGATCTTGGCCGGCGAGCCCGTGGACTTCACAGAGCGTCCTGACTTCGAGTTCTGGGAGACGACGGGTGAAGCCACCGGGCTAGGTGAGGTTGTTGGCGAAGTGCTCGAGGCTCTGTACCTGACCGGGGTCGAGCCGCAGGAGCACGTTATCCTGACCCCGCGCAAGACACCTGGCGTGCCTGGGTCGACGGCAGACCTGAACGCGCAGCTCCAGCAACGGTTCAACCCGTCGGGGCAGTCGGTCGACGTCGGCATGCAGGTGTTTCGTGTTGGCGACCGCGTGATTCAGACGCGCAATGACTACGACCGAGGTGTCATGAACGGCGACCTGGGCGTGCTGACCGGCCTGGGCTACCACAAGGATCGCGTGCTCGGCGCCGAGGTGCTCGTTGGTGATATTACGCCTCGTAAGATCGCGCAGGCCATCCTGGGCGTGCAGCCGCCGGCATCACAGGGTGAGTATCGAGCTGCGACAGTTTCAGCGTTCGCGCGGATGGTTGAACGCCTCGAGGCCGCGAAGCTGCCGGTTGCCGATCCTACGGCCGTGGAGAGTCAGCCGCGAACGGTCATCTACAGCAAGAAGCAGCTGTACGCGTTGCAGCTCGGCTACGCGCTCACCATTCACAAGAGCCAAGGCTCGGAGTGGCCGGTCGTGATTGTGATCTGCCACAGCTGCCACAGCGGCATGCTCACGCGGAAGCTCCTGTACACGGCCCTGACCCGAGCGAGTCAAAAGGTGGTGCTGATCGGAGACAAGGCTGGTGTGGCGAGCGCGTTGGCCGCCGTGCGCGACGACAGTCGGCGAACACTGCTGCGGAGTCGACTATGCGCAGAGTGATTACAGGCCGCGCGCCGACGACCCTGATCAAGGGCAAGGTGCGATCCGACATTTACGACGTGCTCGGCACGGCAAACTCCGGGGCAAGTCGCCGTGGCTCGACATTCTGGAAAAGCGTCACGTCGTGCCCTCGCGAGCACGCGTTGACGTACATCGTGGGGTTGCAGCCGGTGTACCCCGGCGACCCGTTGGTCCTCGGCCTGGCGTGGCATCACGTGCTCGACGTGTACTACCGAGGCATGCAAGCGGGCGCTGTGAATCCCGCAGAGGCTGCGTTTGATGTGATCGACAAGCTCGAGGACTCTGCGGACTTCCGCGACATGGGTCACAAGTTGCGTGCGATGTTGACCACGTACCTGGACACGTACGAGCGGAGCGACAAGTGGCGCGTCATTGCTGTGGAGGAAACCCTTGAATACGTCGGTGCCTTCGAGTACAGCGCTCGGCTTGATCTCATCATTGAAGACCTGGTGCACGGCGGCCTCTGGGCTGTGGAGCACAAGTCCGCGAACGCCGTCTCCAGTGGCCTCTTGGACAACTACCAGCTCGATTTGCAGATCTTGGGCCAGGTCTGGCTCCTCGAGCACTGCGTCGATCTCAGCAAGTACCCGCCGTTCCGAGGTGTTCGAATCAATATCGTTACGACGGGCGCTGTCGTCCCGAAGTGCGCGCGTACCGAGGTCCTCCCGTCGGTAGAGCACCTGGCGGCGTTTGAGCGCTCGGTGCTTGGTCTAAACCGCCTCCGAGGCGCGCTCGAGAAGCTCGCCTGGCCGCAGTACCTCGGCCATTGCGCCGGCTACGCCCGAGGGTACGGCCGGTGTCAGTACTTTGATCTCTGTCACGACTATCCCGACCGGGTCGTCGCTGACTGGCAAGACCCCGCAACAGAAGTTCCTGTGACCTACACCCGTAAAACCCAAACGAAAGTCTGACGACCATGCCCGCAAACAGCCCCAAGAACGCTTCGCAGCTCGTGCAACCTTGGACCCACTGGTTCTTCTATGGCGACTCCGGGTCGGGCAAGACTCGCGCGGCCTCGACGTTCCCCCGGCCGCTGTTCATCGTGCCGCAGAACGAAGGCTCGCTGGCGACGCTCCGCGGTGAGGACTTCCCGTACTACGAAGTCTCGGACATGAGCAGCCCGCTGGTAAACGGTGTGGGCGGCATGACGCGCGTGCTGGATGAAATCGAGGAGCTGTACGCGAAGAACCCTGACGAGTTCCCCTACGACACGATCGTGATCGAGTCGTTGACGCACTACACAGACCTGGTGATCGAGGAGCTGTCGAACGGCGGCCGTACGATGATGGACCAGTTCCGCTGGGGCCAGCTGTCAGGCCACTTGCGCAACGTCCAGGCGCGTCTTCGGCGGCTCGACGTGCACGCGGTGTTCACCGCTCTGGCCGAAACTGACAAGGGCGACGACAACGCCGTGACGGGCGAGCCGATGCTGTCGGGCAAGAGTGCTTTGAAGCTCCCTGCGGCGTGCGATGTGATCGGCTACTGCGAGGTCACGACGGGCAAGAACAACCCGATTTGGCGGGTGCACTTCCGCCGGCACAAGCACTTCATGGCTCGGACACGGTTCGCAGGTCTGCCGGCTTCGGTGGACAACTTCGACTTCGAGCAGATCAAGCATCTGCTCCGAGCGGGCGCGTGAGCGCCTGTTTCAGTGACGCAACAACAACAACAACAACAGACGGAGACGACACATGACAGTTCGACACATGACCGGGCGTACGAGTGATGGTGGTGGTACTTGGGAGCCGCTGCCGGCTGCTGACTACACGGTGCAGATCGACAACGTGGACTGGGGGGTCAACAAGAATTCCCAGCACACGCAGCTCGTGATCAAGGGTCACGTGGTCGACGGCCCCTACGCGGACAAGGCCGTGACGATCTTCTACAGCGGCTCGCCCAAGTCGCTCTGGAAGACCCGCGCGCTCTTGGTGGCGGCCGAGGTCGCGTTCGACACGTTGGACGCAGGCCCCGACCAGGACGGCGAAGCGCAGGAGACGTACGAGTTCGATGACGAGCACCTGCTCGGCTGCGAAGTCCGGTACACGGTCAGCCAGCGTGACTACAACGGCAAGACCCAGAACGACTTCAACAAGGAGCGCAGCCCGTCGGGTGCGACGAGCGCCGTTGCCGCAGCTCCGCGTGGCCGCACCCCCGCAGCAGCACCCGCAGCAGCGCCTGCTCCGGTTGCAGCGGCACCCGCACCGGCACCCGTGGGTCGGCAGCGTCGGACTGCGTCGTGACCGAGGGGCTCCTCCCAAACGGCTCCCAGGAGCCACTGAGCGAGGCTGATATTCTGAACGCGATGCGTGCAGAGATCGGCATGAACTTGGTGCAGCTCCTGGGGCTGTTCGCCCCTTCGCTGCTTGAAGCTCCGAACGAGGAGAAGCTCGCCGCGTTGGTCGAGCAGCTGCTGCAGGAGCAGCTTGTGATTCAGAACCAGGTCATCCCGGCGCTGCTGTCGGGCGAGGGCGCCTTTCATATCAACGTGCTGAGTCAGAACGGCACGCAAGGTCGCTTCTCGGCGGAACGTCTGCTGAGTACCGCGCAGGGTGACTGCGGCAAGGCGTTGGCCACCGCACTGGTGTACGCGTTCACATTGCAGCCGGCCGTTCGCGGTCTGCTGCGCCTCCACGGCGTTGCGTATCAGTTCATCGCGCCGCCACCTAAACCTGGGCTGAAGCTCATCGTGTAATCCCAACCCGTCGCGTGTCCGAGCGCACGCGACGGTTTCACCTACAAGCGTCATGGGGCAGCAAGCCGAAGAACTCGAGCGTGTCTCAGAGCGCATAGGCAGCGCGGTGCTGACCTTCTTATTGCGCGTTGGTACGGGTGGCCAGTTTCATGCGGAAGCCCTTCGCGACTGGGTTGTCTCAGAAGTTCACGCTGCGCCGAGCTCCGCAGACCGCGTCCTGCGCGAGCTTCGATTGAAGGGTGCGATCGACTACAAAGTTTTGAACCGTAGGCAGTCACTGTACCAAGTCTTAGATTCAGGATTACGCATGCCAACAGAGCACACGACCACGCCGACGACCCTCCCGATCTTCACCGAAACCCTGGCCAGCTGCAGCACCTGCGAGCTTTCGCCAGCCTGCAAGAAGGGCGACGTTGCGTACGCGTACCGGCCGCTCAAGTTCAACGGCATCATGATCATCGGGGAAGGCCCCGGCTACCAGGAGGTGCTGAAGCACCGGCCGTTTGTTGGCCCCTCGGGCAAGCTTCTCGCGGAGCTGTGCTCGCGGGCAGGCTTTGACCTGGACGACTGCTACCTGGCGAACGCCACGTTGTGCAAGCCGCAGCATACCGGCACCAAGCCGTTTATGACCGACTACCCAAACGCGGTGACATCGTGTCTGCCGCGCTTGGAGGCGGAAGTCGCCGCGGTGCGCCCCAAGGTCATCATCGCGCTCGGGGCGGCTGCCTGGGCGGCAGTGTCCGGTTACGACGTCGAGCAGGTCAAGCGTGTGCCTGTGAATTGCGCGCGGTGCGGCGGCACGCAAGAGATCGGGCCAGTGCTGCAATGCAGCGCGCCCGTCCCAAGCGATGACGGCACGACGTCACGACCTTGTCACCACTTGCACTTCCTGCGGCCAGGTGTGACCGACGAGCAGCGCGGGATCGAGGTTGACTTGATCAAGGCCCGTGGCTGCGAGGGTTGCGGCGCCAAGATGAAGCGGCTCCGTCCCAAGATGGCCAAGTGTCCAGCCTGCGGGGGTCGGAAGACTGAGCAGATCTCTTTTGTGGAGTTCACGACGGACTACACCGTGACTGCCGTCGCAGGCGCGCTGTTCACGCCAGGTGTGCCTGGTCAGCCGAGGGCTGCCCACGAGCTACACCCTTGGCTGCGGGACGCCGGGGTCGAGTACATCGTGCCGACGTACCACCCCTCGTACATCCTGCGTGGCCAGACGTTCGCAGCTGGGCCCGTCGTTGCGCACCTGCGCAAGGCGCACCGGTTCACGCGGGACGACGTGAAGCCTGTTGGGTACAAGTACGTGACGACAACCGACCCGGCCGTCGTTCGGGCCTGGTTCGTTGGCCGGACTGCGGTCACCGCGGACATCGAAACCGTTGGCCGGCCGGACCCCGAAGATCCAAAGTCGCACCTCGACGCGCGCAAGCCTCGGAACGTCGAGCGCATCTCGTGCATTGGGTTTGCGGACGGCGAGGACGCCCTGGTGGTCAACACCTGGGACACGGACCCGACCAACCTGGAGGATGCGCTGCTCGGCGCGCTCTACGAAATTCTCACCGACAACAAGATCTGCAAGACCTACCACAACGGCGCCGGGTACGACTTGTTGGTGATCGACCTCGTGTGGGGCATCCCTGCGGACCTGATGGTCGAGAGCTACACAGACGACACGCTGTACGCGCATGGGAATTTGTTCCCCGACATCCCGCACACCTTGAGCGCTGTGACCTGCGAGATGACGGACGCGTTCGCCTGGAAACCGCCGCGCGAGAAGGCTGGCGCCAAGGTGCATGAAAGCTTCGAGCAGCTCGCGGCCTACAATGCGCGTGACGTGGTGCACACAGACCTGTCGCGAGTCGCCATGGGCATCTCGAAGGGTCGTGCTGTTCCAGGCGGCATGATGGATCGCGCAGGCCTCGCGGACGTGTACGAGCTCGACGGCGTCCTGCGCAAGGAGGCCGTACGCATGACCATGCGCGGGATGCCGCTTGACGCAGTGGGCTGGTCGAAGGCTGGCGTGACAGCGCGTGGGCACATCGAGGAGGCCGAGGCCCGCATCACAGCTGTTGTAACGAAGCGTGACTTTGGGCCGTTCAACCCGCGCAGCACCAAGGATGTGATCTCGTTGCTGCACACCAGCACGAAGGGCTTTCGGTTGCCGGTGCTTGCGACCACGAATCCGCACAGCAAGACGCCGTCGACCGATGCCAGCACCATGCTCAAGCTGATGAGCTTGCCGGGACTGAGCCCGCTGGCGGCAGAGTTCCTGGCCGCGAAGCGCGCCCTGCTCGCCCACGACTACGTCGCGAGCAACTTCGTGTTCTCGGTGGCGATGTCGCCGTGGGCTGACGGCAGGATTCACCCGGTGTGGAAACCGTGGGGCGCCAAGACAGGCCGGTGGACGAGCAGCCCGAACGCGCAGAACTGGCCGAAGTGGTTGCGTGCGCTCATCCGAGCAGGCCGGGGTCGAAAAATCGTTGGCGCGGACTATGACCAGCTCGAGCTGCGCAACCTGGCGCTGCTTGCCTCTGACCGGGAGCTCGCCCGTAGGTGTCTCGAAGCGGACGGCAACCGCAAGCTCGAGCCTGACTGCGACCCGCACAGCTACGTTGCGAGTCTCGCGTTCGGTTCGCGGTACGTGAACCTGCAGCTCAAAGACCCCGCGCACGTCGCCGTTGAGGGCAGCGCGAAGTGCAAGTGCGAGACGTGCACGCGCAAAGCGCTGCGCGAACTGACCAAGCGCGTCATTTACGGGCTGAACTACGGCGCCGGCGAAGCGACCGTCATTGAATCGATCTACAACGCCGGCTACGACGGGCCGCCGATCACTGTCGACATCGTCAAGCTGGTCAAGCGCACCGTGTTCAGTGCGTTCACGGGCATCGAGCCCTGGCACCGGGAGCAGATTCTGGTCGCGAACGAAACCGGCGAGCTGCGCAGCCCGCTGTACGACCGTCGCCGCGTGTTTCCACTGGCCGTTGCGCCGCCGGCCGTTCGTGAGGCTGTGCCGACAACCGAGGTCAAGAACTATCCGATTCAGGCGATGGGCGCGGACATCATGAATTCGCAGATGGCGCTCGTGCTCAAACGTCTGCCTGACGTCGACCCGACGGCGTTCATCTTTGCGCAAGTGCACGATGCGATCTACGCGGAGTGCGCCGAGGACCGCGCGGAGGCCGTCGCGCAGATGTTCACGGACACGCTAACGGTTTCGCATGAGTTCAATGGCTTGACCATGCACTTCACCGCGACCGGCTCTGTCGCAGACACCTGGAAGGACGCTTGAGTATGACCGACCCCATCAATAAGCCCGCGCACTACGCTGACGGCCGCGAGTACGAGCCGATCGATGTGATCGCCGACTGGCAGCTGAACTTCGATCTCGGCAACGTCGTCAAGTACGTCAGCCGTGCAGGCCGCAAGCCAGGCTCGAGCGCTGTGTCCGACTTGCAGAAGGCCGCTGTGTACTTGCAGCACGCGATTACAGCACTCAACGCAACCAACCAACCGAAGGGCTGAACGACCATGTGGCACCAACATCCGATCATCATCATCGACTTTGAAACAACCGGCGTCGACGCCGCAACCTGCGTGCCTGTTGAAGTCGCCGCGGCGCGCTTCGAGGCCGGCAAGTGCGTGGCCACGAAAGTCGCGCTGTGCGACCCCGGCATTACGATCCCTCTCGGCGCGAGCAACGTGCACGGGCTGTTTGATGCGGATGTCGCGGGCGCGCCACCGCCGGAACAAGCGATCTTCGACGTGCTGTCAGGGCTTTTGGAGTGGCGGGACGTCGGCGATGACTTCTCGTACGGACCCCAGCTGTGTGCCTACAATGCACCCTTTGACGGCACGCTCTTTCGACGCTTCGCACCCACCACTGTGAAGCTGTCGCGCACGGGCCTTGGCTGGCTCGACCCGCTCGTGTGGGTGCGCTCGCAGGACAAGTACGAGCGCGGAAACGGTCGCCACACGCTGACTGCGGCCTGCCAACGTCGAGGCATTGTTGCCCAAGGTGCTCATCGGGCCGAGGCCGACGCAACTATGGCCGGCCAGCTGCTGTGGTCTGCGGACATTCAAAAGCGCCTGGGCCAACGATCGCTCAGTGACGTGCTCCTCGAGCAGGAGAAGCTCGCCGCCGTGCAGCAGGCTGAGTTCGCAGCCTACCAGGCCAAGGTGACGGCATGAGCATCACAGCTGCCGACATTCCAGGGCTCTTGCAGAACCTGGAGGAGGCTTTGACGCACTTGGTGTGGGCGCAGGAGCTACCACCGCCTTGGGCCAGCGAGGACCAGGGTGTCTTGTGCCGCATGTACCGAGGTTCCCCGGCGACCGACAAGGTTGACAGTTGGGTTGTGCATGCGACAGCGTACCGGTGCAGCGACGGTGCCTTTGGCTACGCAGGGACTGCGGTACGCGGCTCGATCATCATGCGCATGCCGGATGACCTGGCCGAGGTTGCCTACAAGCTTGCGGACGTGCTGGTGCGAGCACGCGATACAGCGAACTGACTGCAGCGCCTGTGCTGGTTGACCGTGGTACGTGGCACAGCGTACAATACGTGTCATGCCACACTTCCTGCATGTACGGTCCTCTGCGGAACTCGATGATCTGATCGCCACGGAGCTTGTTGCCTTGCGCAGGTCTGGCGCCCCGGAGCAGCTGCTGAACCGTTCGGTTCTGGTGCGCAGTCTGCTCACAGCGGTGCTCAAGACCCGCAAGGGTCAGCCGATCCGTGACGAGCGCGGCACCGTGCTCGACGGCGGTCGCCTGGCCGAGGGGCTGAAGATCGAGATTGCCAGGGAGCTGGTGCAGCAGGTCGTCGTCGCCCTCGAGCGCGCGACCGACAAGGCCCTGGCCGAGGCGATGGTCCGGCTCCCAGGCGTGCTCGAGGCCGAGCTGGGCCTGAGCTCGCCGCTGGAAGAATTCCCCGAAATGCTACCGCCGCCGGCTGCAAAGCCGAGATCTCGGGCGACGCGGGCGGCTGCCGCAGGGTAGCCTGCGGGTGCGTGCGCGACCGACTCCCAGACCTGTCCTGCGTTACAGACGCGACAGCCCGCCGACTACTGACAGCGTACCTGCCGATGGTGCGGCGTGCCCGTGCGACGCTCTACCGCCGGCTGGCCGAGGATGAAGCCCTGGCCGTAGGCACAGACGCCATCCTCGAGGCGTTCCTGAGCCTGGACGCCGCCCGAGCTCAGGAAGCCACCTGGGTCCGCAGGGTCGTGCACTGGCGCCTAGCCGAGGCCGTCAAGGCGCTGCCGTGGGATAGGGGCATCATGTCGCTGGACGTCGACCCCCAGGTGCTCAACGGCAAGAACCCCGACGAGGCCTACGCGCGGACCAGTGCCGTCGCGGCGTTGACGACGCTCCCGATCAATTACCAGATGGTGATCGACGGACACATGCGGGGGGAGAGCTTCGCCGAGGTTGCCCGCAGCATCGGGATCTCCCCACAACGCGCGCACCGTGTAGCCCGCAGAGCCTGGGTGCTGCTACGCTTGGAGCTTGACCCACCACTAGAATCCGAGGAGTTGAAACCATGAGCAAGATTGACCCGTTCGTGCAAAAAATCGTGTGGACGCTGCTTTCCGCAGGACTGGCTGTTGCGGGTGCGCAATTCGGCGTGGGTACGGGCACCGAGCAGCTGCTCATGCTGCTGGCCGGCGCAGGTGTCGGCGGGGCTTGGATACCACAGCCGCGACACAAGCCATGAGAAGCCGCGGCTACCCGCAGTCGACGGAGCACCTGTACCTGAACGGCCTCGGGGCTAGCCGAGCTAGCCGGAAGGCACCTGGCCGCAGAGTGTGCGCGAGCGACGTGCTGCCAACAGCTTGGCTGCGAGTGCAGCCGTGCATGGAGTACACCGAGGAGGGCCAGGGGCCGGTTATCACAGGGTCCGCGGACGCGGCTGCGACCTTTCGCAGCACCATCCCCGTCGATGCTCGCGGCCAGGAGTACTTCCTCGTGATGCTGCTCGACGCCAAGAACCGCGTGACCGGCATCGACATGGTCGGGGCTGGTGGCGTCGACAGCGCCGTGGTCGACCTGCGCCTGGTGTTCCAGGCAGCGATCATGGTGCTGGCGTCGGCCATCATCATTGCGCACAATCACCCGAGCGGGGAAGCGACACCATCGCCCGAGGACATCGAGATCACAG